TTTTGAAGCACCAATTCAGAAAGTAAAGCTAGTTGATAACGTGGCTTACTTTGAAACAGTTGGTATTCACGAATTTACAGAGGGTCAATCAGTAGTCATTACAGGCTGCGGTTCACCTTACAATGGAACACGCACAGTCAACGAAGATGGCTTAGGGCTTTACACATTTACTTGCAATATTACAAACGCAGACGTTGAAGAAGCAAATGTAATTCCATCCGGTAAAGCAAAATTATCCGGTGCTTCTACTTACGTTGGTAATTCAAGCGTTGAAGCTGCGGTTTTAGTTGTAGCGGTTGAAATTTTCCAGAGCCGTGTTGCACCTGGCGGCCAAATTGAGGGAGTTGACTTTACTGCAAGTCCATTCCGAATGGGCAGATCACTTTTTAATCGCTGCGTTGGCTTGCTTGGGCCTTACCTAGATACAGAAACGCTGGCTCAATAATGCCGACCACGATCTCAGCCGATGTTCGTGGAGCGCTAGCAACAGCATTATCAGGTGTCGCTGCAAACGTCTATAATCACGTTCCAGAAGCAATTATTCCACCAGCAGTCGTATTGGTTCCTGATTCTCCATATTTAGAATTCGACACAATTGGCAAATCTTCATTTCATTGCAACGTAAACTTAACAGTTTCTTGTATCGTTGCTTACAACTCTAATCCAGCATCGTTGGATAATTTAGAGCAATTAATTGTTTCTGTCGTGCAGGCCATTCCAGCAGGCTGGGAAGTAACAGTCGTGGATAGACCAACAGTTACAGAAATTGGAGCTAGTACAATGCTAGTTTCAGACATCCGCGTTAGTAAACACTACACGCAATCGTAAAGGAGACCTAAATTGGCTACAACAGTCATTACAGGCCGCGATATTACGCTAACCATCGCTAGCACAAACTACGATGCGCAGACAACTAGCGCGGTTCTATCTAACAGCCCAACTATCGATGTTTATCAGACACTTGATGGTAAAGCTTATAAGCACACCGATGATCAATGGACATTCACAGCAGAACTACTACAGGACTGGGGCGCAACTGGCTCATTGTTCGAAGCAATGTGGGCAGCAGCAGAATCAGCACCAAATACAACTCTTGCAGTATCTCTAACTGCTGCAACAGGCGCAGTATTTGCATTTAACGTATTACCAGTATTTCCATCAGCAGGTGGCGCAGCACCAGGAGCGCAAACCGATACTTGGACAATGACTGTAGTTGGAACACCAACCGAGACATTCAGCTAATAGTTAGGAAATCGAGAGCATGAAGTTACCAATCACAATTGAATATAACTCCGGCGAGCAGGCTACATTTGTAGCCGCTCCGCCAGAGTGGGCTAAATGGGAAATGAAATTTGGTAAAACCATTGCGCAAGCAAAGGATGGTATCGGTATTTCAGACCTACTTTTCTTGGCGTATAACGCGATGAAAAGAGAAGCTGCTGGTAAACCAGTTAAAGCTTTTGAAGTTTGGATGGAAACTGTTTCCGATGTAATTGTCGGTGATGATGACCCAAAAGCCATCCAAGCGGATCAGTAAGCCGAATACTGGTTCAATTAGCAATTGCAACGGGAATTCCGATGCAATATTGGCAAAGCGCAGAGGATGTACTTACAGCCATAGAATTACTAAAGGAGCGTGAAGATGGACGTTAAAATTGCTTACGACAAATCCGACATTCGCGCTATCACACGCTCTTTTAAAGCTATGGATGATGAAGCAATTGCTCAGGCCAAAAAGCAATCAAATGCTCTAGCGCAATATGCAGCAGATAAAATTAAAATTAAAGCATCAACCAGAGTGGTTTCTGGCGTTGCCGCAATGAGAATTGCTGATGGCGTACGCGTTTCTAAATCATCTAAAATTGGTGAATTTTCTTATGGTTTTGCTAGTCAAAAGTTTTCAGGCGGAGCGACAACTCAGGCGCTTTGGCCAGGCATGGAATTTGGTTCCAATAGATATAAGCAATTTCCAAAGCGTACGCCAAAGTATAAAGGTGGCTCACAAGGCTATTTCATTTATCCAACCTTGCGTGAAATACAGCCAGAGATTATTGCTAAGTGGGAAGCTTCTTTCGATGAGATTATCAAGGAGTGGGCATAATGGCTGGCAGTAGAACTCTTAAATTATCCATCCTTGCTGATGTAGATGACTTAAATAAAAAGTTAAAACAAGCAGATCAAGATGTCGGTGGCTTTACCGGACAATTAGAAAAGTTTGGGAAGATGGCAGCCGCCGCATTTGCCGCCGCAGCTGCCGCCGCAGCCGCTTATGCAGGCAAATTAGCAGTTGATGGCGTTAAAGCCGCTATCGAAGATGAAGCAGCCCAAAAGCGCCTTGCACAGGCTTTAGAAGCCGCTACTGGAGCGACTGTAAAGCAAATACAGGCAACCGAAACTTATATAAGCAAGATGCAGTTGGCAACAGGTGTCAGCGATACCGAATTACGCTCTGCAATGGGTCGCTTGGCATTATCAACCAATGATGTTACTAAAGCACAAGAATTATTAAGCCTTGCTCTTGACATTTCTAAAGCTCGCGGTATTCCGCTAGAAGCAGTCGCAAACGCGCTTGGCAAAGCATTTGATGGTCAGACTACAGCATTAGCACGTTTAGGCTTAGGTTTATCTTCTGCTGAACTTAAAGGCAAATCCTTTAATGATATTCAAGACCAATTAAACAAGAATTTCGGTGGTGCGGCAGCCGCAGCTGCTGAGACTTATCAAGGTCGTATAGATCGTTTAAAACAAGCATTTGCTGAGTTTCAAGAAAATGTCGGTTACAAAATCATTCCAATATTGGAAGATTTCATTAACTTAATTGTTAATAACGTAATACCTAATATTGGCAAATTTATCAGCATTTTCAAACCAGTAGCCGATTCCATTGAGCGCAACAAAGAATCATTCCAAAAATTTGGTGAAATTATTGAAAAGTACGTTTTGCCTTTACTTGGTGTTGCATTTGTCGGCGCTTTAAAAGTTGTGGCTAGCGTAGCTGCTGGAGTAATCGATGTAATTGCTAAAGTGGCTTCCGGTATTACAACAGTTGTTAATGGAGCCATTGCTGGCATTAATATGCTTATCAAGGCTTACAATGCCATTCCGGTATTGCCTAATATACCTACAATTGGAACTATTAGCGCACCTAAAATTTCTGTGCCATCCGTTTCAGGCAACATTCCAAGTACAACTATTAAAGTTCCAACTACACCTACTATTTCAACTCCATCATCGGGAACCACAAGTGGAACTGCTACCGCATCAACTGCGACATCAAATGCTGGTATTGCTTTATCAGGAGTAACATTCGGTAGCGTTGGCGCAAAGCCATTTAGCCAACCAATGACCATTGCTGGTCAAACTCCGAGTGTTACAGTTAATATTGGCGTTGCTGGTGATCCAGAGGGAACCGCTAGAACTATTATTGATGTATTAAATCGCTCTTATGGTCGAGGCGCATTAGGAGCTGAAAGCCTAACTCTATGACCGCCTGGACACCCGACTGGAAATTAACCCTTAATGGTAGCGGTGAATTCTCAAATTTAACTTTGGCTAACATGACAATTAGCTCTGGTCGTACTGACATTTATCAGCAACCAGTTGCCGGATATGCTAATTTTGAAGTCATAAACTTTGATGAAACTTATGTAGATTTGCATGTAAATGACCAAGTAACCATTCAGGTTAAAGATTCTACTGGCGCTTATGTAAACGTATTTGGTGGCTTCATCACCGACATTGAGCAAGTGGTAAATAAGGGCGGTAGCATCACTATCACCCAAAGTTATCGAGTAACCGCTCTGGGTGCTTTATCTAAATTGCCTAAAGCCTTAACGGATGGAGTTTTGGCTAAAGACCAAGACGGAGACCAGATTTATGCAATTCTCTCAGGCTTGCTTTATAACGACTGGACTGGCGTAGCGCCAAGTTTGACTTGGGCTAATTACAATGCAACGACTACTTGGGCAAATGCTGAAAACTCAGGTTTAGGAACCATTGACCAACCAGGTGATTACGAACTTCAGGCTAGATCATCATCAACTACCGATGCTTACTCTTTAATTGCTTACCTTGCCACATCCGGTCTTGGTTACATCTATGAAAATGCTTCTGGTCAAATTTGCTATGCAGATTCAACTCATAGAAGCCAATACTTAGCAGCTAATGGTTTTACTGATTTGAGTGCAAACGATGCTTTAGCGGCAGGTATTAGAACAATTACCCGTATTGGCGATTTACGCAATAAGGTAACAATTACCTATAAAAATAACCAGCAAGCGACCGCTAGCGATGCAACATCAATTGCTTTGTATGGTCAGCAAGGTTGGGTACTAAATACAGCATTGGAACTCGGTACTGACGCAACAAGCCAAGCCAACTTTTACCTTGGTATCCGTGGTTATCCACAAGCCATATTTGATTCGATTACCTTTGAATTGACTAACCCAGAATTAAGCGATGTTGACCGAGATGCTTTGTTAAATGTCTTTATGGGCTTACCAATTAACCTAACCGATTTGCCTAACAATATGCAAAATGGTGCTTTTCAAGGCTTTGTCGAGGGTTGGACATTCCGCACCGGATACAACAAGCTTTCAGTAACTCTTAACGTCTCTCCATTGGCCTTTAGCCTACAAGCTAGCCGATGGAACAGCGTGGGCGC